AAGGCATGGACGTGGCGGGGGCTTTTATCCCAGTGGATCATCTGTCCGCCTTCCGGACAGGATTATTACACCGTCACCAATCAGGACGCCAATACTGTGATCAGAAACCTGCTGTCCTCTATTCTGGGCGGCTTTTTTAATGTCCCCGCAAGATCCAGCGGTATCACGATCAGCAGTTATACCTTTGCGCTGTACACCACCGTTCTGGATGGCCTGATGGCCATGCTGGATTCAGTGGACGCAAAGCTCTATATCCATGCTGACAAGACTGCTGCAGGAGCTCCCATACAGGTCACTGTTGAGGCTGTACCGGCAGTAACTTTGGACACGGTCTACAACACAGACTCACAGCTGACCCTGACCTATACGGACGACAATATGGGCATCAATCATCTGATCTGTATGGGCTCCGGAAAGCTGCAGGACAGGATGCGGGTAGACCTGTACACCAATGCCAGAGGCGTCATTTCCCAGACAAAGACCTTTACCGGCTTCAAAGAGCGGCAGGCTTATTTTGATTACTCTTCTGCTCAATCAGAGGAGGATCTGATCAAGTACGGCACCAAACGCCTAAATGAACTCAAATCCTACAAAAACATGCAGGCCAATGACGCTGAGTTGGAAGGCGACATCGGAGACAGGTTATACGGCTATTTCCACGGGACGGGGGTCACTGTCCCGATCGCCCGGAAGACGCTGAAGATCTCCGGCGGAATGTACACTTACGTTTATAAGTTAAAAGGAGAAAAGTAATATGGCTATCTTAGTCAACGGCTCCGGTTTCAAATTTGTCACCGGCCAGATTGATGCGGATCTCTTACGGGGCCTTACTGGCGGTGATGGAGTCTTCCTGCAGACCGGCAGCAACATGGCCTATTCTGTGCCGTCAGCCAACACGGTCAGGATCCTGGACGGTGAATTTGTCACCAATGAGGGCCGCCGTATCCAGATCAAGGCCGGCAACTATGATGACTTTGCCATCCCTTCCGGGTCCCAGGGCGTCACGACTTACTACTTTATCGGATACCGTTTTTACATCGGGACCGGTGAACAGGAAGGCTATGAGCTCTGTGAGCAGTATGTCTACACCGGCTCCAGCGCATCCGACGATCCTACCACCGGCAAGCTCCGGGATGGAGCGCAGGAGGTCATTGTGGCGCTGTACAGGGTCAAGCAGGTCGGTATTGCGATCTCGGAAGTCAAAGCGCTGCGGAAGACCGTAAAGCCTCTTGCCTATATCGACACGCTGGAATCGGCACTTAATACTGCCGCAACTACCGCCAAATCCTACACCGACGCCCAGCATCTCCACCCGGGCCGGACTGATGTCCTGACCCCTCAGTGTATCGGATTTATCACCAACTCCAAAAAGACCATCGATGTCATGGTGCCGCTGAAAAAGACACTGGGCAGTGATGTATCCGGCATCTCCGTCTACAGCCTGTACGCTACGGTCCGGCAGACCGGGCCCGGCTATCTGTACGGCGCCGCCGGCACGCCGAAGGCAATCGACCCGACACACTGCACGGTCTACGACACAAGAGGCGGCCTGAGACTGGTCTGGACGGAGAGCAAGGCTATCAACGACAAGGCCGTTAACAATGGCCTGGTATCTATGGACGTACAGCTCCGGCTGACGCTGACCTGAGGAAGGAGGAAAGAGTAAATGACAATCTTATGTACTATAGACCTGCTCACAAGAGAAGTCTTCCTTCCTGCTGACCAGCGTATTGCGGCTTATGACCACAATGTCGATGTCATCCATTTTCAGGCTGAGCCCGTCGAGGATTTTTCTTTCGACCTGTCCTCCATCCGCATCGCCGCTAAAGGCCCCAACAAAGCACGGCACGACTATCCTGTCGACCCCAGTACCGTCTCCATTGAGGAAGAAACAGGCTACATCACTTTTGACTGGCCTATCCCTCAGGGCGTCACGGAAATGCCGGAGGATATGTTCGGTTATGGTAGCACAGGTCAGCTTATCTTTGCGGTTTGCGCCGAGATTATCAGCGGTTCGACTCTGTCAAAAGCATGGCACTCTGATGACGGAATTATTACTGTCGTTGCCCACCTGGAGCCCGAA